GGTTCGTATAAATAAAGATAGAGGTTATCATGGAATTAATATGGACATTATTACTAACTGCGTGTTTTTCTGATACAAAATGTTTATATCAGAATGTGCAGTTTTTTGAAAGTAAAGAAGAGTGTGTTGTTCTGAAAACAGAATTAGAAATTATGAGAGATGGACACTGGAAAACTATAGATTATCAGTGTAGACCTTTAGGGAGTCAAGAAACATAATGGCAGTGCAACCAGCATATAGAGATGCAGAGAGGACAAATAATTCTCCTCGTTCAGCACGAATCTATAAAGATATCAATCTTAACTTTGGTAGACATCCAGTTACCAAACAGATTAATACTTTAACTGATGCAGCTGCTGTCAAGAGAAGTGTGCGTAACTTAGTGCAAATAGGTGAATACGAAAAACCTTTTCACCCAGAGATTGCATCTGGAGTTCGTGACGTATTATTTGAAAACATGACTCCATTTACTGCTCAAACATTACAAAGAAACATAACAGATGTAATAACAAACTTTGAACCAAGAGTTCTTCTTACTTCAGTAGAGGTAATTCCAAGGTTTGATGAAAATCAATATGAAGTTATTGTAGAGTTTTATATTCAGAACGCACCAGCAGAACTTGTTGATTTATCATTTACATTAGAGAGATTACGATAATGGCAACCACAGAAAAAAGATTAGATGTAACAGATTTAGATTTTGATGATATCAAAACAAATCTAAAAACCTTTATGAGAAATCAATCAGAGTTTACTGACTATGATTTTGAAGGTTCTGGTATGAACGCAATACTTGATGTTCTTGCATATAATACTCACTACCTTGCAATGAATATGAATATGGTTGCAAATGAAGCATTTCTTGATACTGCGTCTGTTCGTTCTTCGGTTGTATCTCACGCAAAGACATTGGGATATACACCAAACTCTGTAAGAGCTCCTATTGCAAATGTAAACGTAACTTTAAATAATATTGGTAGTCTAACTTCTGCAACTATTCCAGTAGGAACTATTTTTACCACAGTTATTGATAACATTAATTATCAGTTTGTTACGGTTGCAGAACACACAAGACAAATTGAAAATGGTATTATATCTTTTAATAATATTCCAATTCATGAAGGAACATATGTAACAAATCGTTACACAGTAGATATAGACAATGTAGACCAAAAGTTTTATGTCAATGATGAAAATGGTGATACAACAACTTTAATTGTTGATGTATTTGATAATTCAAGTTCTACCTCTTCTACAACATTCACTCTTGCAACTGATACTACACAAACTGCATCTGATTCTAATGTTTACTTTTTACAAGAAAGTGTAGATGGTAAATTTGAAATTTATTTTGGAGATGGTATTACTGGAAAAGCATTGTCTGATGGAAACATTGTTCGTATGAGATATGTTGTTACAAATAAAGAAAAGGCAAATGGTGCAAGTTCATTTACTACTTCTGCAACAATTTCTGGTATTACAAATATTACTACTGCAACTGTTTCACCAGCTTCTGGTGGTGCCGAAAAAGAAAGTATTCAATCTATTAAATTTAATGCACCTCTTGACTACGCAGCTCAAGGTCGTGCAGTTACAGTTAACGACTTCAAAGCAATTGTTCCAAAGGTATATGCAAACGCAAAGTCTGTTCAAGTATATGGTGGTGAAGATAATGATGTTCCAACTTATGGTAAAGTTTATATTTCTATTGTTCCAACCACTGGTGCAATTACAGCATCTGCAAAATTAGATATTGTTAGACAGTTGAAAAATAATTATACAGTTGCATCTGTTACCCCAGAGATTGTTGACCCAGAATATACAAAACTTAGATTAAATGTAAACTTTGCATATAACTCTAAGAATACTATTAAAGCACAAGAAACTTTAATATCAAATGTTAAGAGAACAATTACAAATTTCAATACAAATAACTTAACTAAATTTGATGCAGCTTTTAGATATTCTGCGTTTACTACTTTAATTGATAATACTGATGATGCAATTACATCAAATATAACCACAGTAAAATTAAGTAAAGATTTTATTCCAACAATCGGAACTTCAACTAAGTATATTATTCCATTTAATAACGCATTATATAATCCACACTCTGGACATGATGCTGACTCTGGAGGCATTCTTTCCTCTTCTGGATTTAAAATATCTGGTAATACAAATGAGATGTTTTTAAATGATGATGGTAAAGGTAATGTAAGAATGTACTACGTTGTTGATGGTACTACAAATACCTATCAAGATAATAATGCTGGTACTATTAATTATAGAACTGGTGAGATTGTTTTAACATCATTTAATATTACTGAAGTTTCAAATGTTGATGGTGCAACTTCAACTAATATTAGATTAATTGTATCACCAGAATCAAATGATGTTATCGCAGTAAGAAATCAAGTCCTAGAAATTGATACTGCAAATTTAATTGTTAATGCGAATGTGGATACAATCGCAACTGGTTCTGCATCTGCTGGTGTCGGTGTTACAACAACAAGTACATACAGTGGTGCAACATCAGCTGCAACCTCTTCGTCAACCAGTTCAACAAGTTCTAGTTCATCAAGTTCAAGTTCCTCTGGTAGTTCTAGTGGATACTAGTTATGGCCAATAATGATAATACTATAAAGAATAAAGTATCACCCCATATTCAAAATCAACTGCCTGAATTTATTCAAGCAGACCATCCAGTATTTTCACGATTTGTAAAATTATACTATCAGTTCCTTGAGAGTGCAGAAATCACTTTTAGTGAGGTTAACAATTATGTTAGAGAAGAAACAGAATCAGTTAACTTTGTTTTAGATGAAAATGGTGACCAGATTGTTTTAGAAGATTCAAATGTAAAGTTTGATATTGGTGAAACCATCACTGGGCAAACATCTGGTGCAACTGCAAAAGTTTTAGTTGATGATGTAGATGATGGTAAAAGATTATTTGTAACATCTCAAACTCGTTTTATTATTGGTGAGATTGTTAGTGGTGCAACGTCAAATGCATCTGGAACTTTAGAAACTTATAGACCAAATCCAGTTTCTAGTATTCAACAGCTTCTTAATTATTCAAATGTAGACTCAACTCTCTATACATTTTTAGATAACTTTAGAGATTCATTTCTTGAGGGTATCGTAGATAATGTTAATTCTCAAGTTGACAAAAGAAAACTAGTAAAAAATATTCGTGACCTCTATCTTTCAAAAGGTACAAAAAAAGGACATGAGTTATTTTTTAGATTACTTTTAAACGAAACACCACAAGTACAATTTCCCACAGAACAAATGTTGCGTGTGTCTGATGGCGTTTGGAGTGTTAGAAATATTATGAGAGTGAATCCAGTTAATGGTAGTGCGACAGAATTAATTGGTCAAACTATTACTGGACAAACATCCTTTGCAACTGCGATTGTTACTGCATCTGTTTCATTTAGAGAAGCTGGTAATAACGTAGTAGAATTAGAATTAGACCCAGCAACTATTACTGGAACATTTCAAGAGAATGAAATTGTTTTCGGAACATCCACAGTAACAGATTCACTTGTTTCATTTAGACCCTATAATATTTTAATTGGTACTACTGTTTCAAATGGTGGTGCATATTATACAGCTGACCAGACAATTAATATTGCATCTGGTGGTAGTAATACTGCAACTGCAAAAGTACAAAATGTAACCAGAGGTGTTGTTGATGAAATCATTGTTGATGATGCTGGACAAAATTATGCTGTTGGTGAAAACTTAGTTTTAAATAATGCTGGAACTGATGGTGTTGGTGCTGTTGCACAGATATCAGTTGTCGGTGGTGCGATTGCTCCAGAAGCAGGAGATGTTGCAGCTTATGGAATGAGTGCAACTGACCATATCACACTTGAAGAAACAAGTCAATCTTTTTATAATGATACTTATGAGGGAACAAAGATTGTTCTGGAAACAGGCACTTTTACTGACCTTGGTGTTGCAACACAAGCTGGTGAAATTACTGATGTAAGAATGGTTGGTCGTGGTGCTGGTTATTCTAAATTACCAATAGTATCAAGTATCACAACTGCAAATGGTACTGGTGCAAAACTAGTAGCTGCATCTAATTCTGGTGTTGGTGCTGTTGCATCTTTTGAAATTATTAACCAAGGTTTGGAATATTCTTCTGCACCAGCACTTACACCTTTTCGTCACGCTATTCTAAAAGATATAAGTGGAACATTTACTGCTGGTGATTCTCTTACATCTCATAGTGGAACGGTTACTGCGTTTGACACTGATAGACAATTAATATCTTTAAATACTACTGCAAACCTTGTAGTAGGAAATACTGTCGCAACTGCTGGTGCATCTGGTACAATTGCAAATATTTCTATTGCAGTTGGTTCATCTCAAGTTGGAACTATTGGTGCAACATCTGGAAACTTTATAAATTCAGAAGGACAAATATCAGAGGTTAATATACGAGTACAAGATAGTTTTTATTATCAAGATTATTCTTATGTTATTAAAGTGGGTCAGTCTATTAATGAGTGGAGAGATGCAATTAAATCCACAGTTCATCCAGCTGGTTGGAATGTGTTCGGTGAAGTTGAAGTTGTTGGTCGTGC